AGTCGGCTTAAGAACAGAGAGCCATAGATGGTCAGTGTCCAAGAACAACAAGTCGCTAACTCCACTATCCGAAGAGTTCATGGTTGAAGCCATGTCCTTAACAGGAATCAATGGAATGTCGTAGTAGGTTGCCACACGGAAACCAACTTCTGCACCCTTAATACCACGAACACCGTTATGGGTAGGAATAACTTCCTTACGGTCCATAAATCGCTCTTGGCTTTGTAGCAAGTCAGCAATTGCTTGGATAGTATCGTATCCAGTAAGAATACACTTAGGAGAACCGCCAGCAATTCTCAAGTTGCGAATCATGTTGTTAAGCAAAGTAAGAGTTAGTGGTCGAACCGAAGATGCGGCGTAAGAACTGTTAAAGTCAACTTCTGCATCAAGGAAAGATGCGGCAGTATATCGCTCATCACCGTAGATTTGAGCGAGTGCGTTTGTAGCATCATTCATTGTATCGGTCATAAGAACACCTGCATCAGCCGCAAGAATTTCTGCTCGGCTTGAAACAACCTTCATCAAGGAAGTGTAGTTTCGCTCAATGTTTGCTAGAGCGGCAACTTCACCATAAACTTGTAGAGGCATAAGGAGCATCTTGTTCTGTGCTTCTGCGTGTGCTTTGCCCATATCTTCACGAATAATAGCCCGAATATCACCGAGTCCATCATCAATTTGAGCCATTTCCATTGCGAGTTCGGAAATATCGAACTGATGTGCAATGGTCTTAGGACTCATAAAGAGTTGAGCGTAGGTTGGAGCCATAGAACCAAGTCCATCTGCCGCAGTAGAAAGACCGGCGTTCTCTGGAACACCACCAATTTCATCAGCGTGAGGATTAGCACCACCAATACCGTTTGCAGAAGAACCGTCACCAGTAATATCAACTGCCAAAACTGAATCCGAACCACCAAATGGTCGGCTCTTAAGAATTCTCCAACCGGATGAAGTATAAGGTCGCTTTGATAGCATAGCGAGGGCATTTACTTCTCGGTTTAGCATCGACCAAACTTTCTGTCCGTATAGTTGATTATACATTCCAGTTGTAGTACCAATGCCAGTGACACCGCTTGCGCCAGCGTCTGCAATATCGTGTGCAGTGTGTAGTCCTTGAACTGCACCTGCTTGTTTCAACACGGAGTTTCCACCAAAGGCAGGTAGTCCGTATGTCGCCGCTTCTAAGTCTCTAATTGTGTTAATGTATCCCATTTAATTCACCTCAAATATTTCCGCCAACGGCTTTGTGAATGTCGCTCCAACTCATGTCAGCAATCTCTTCTGTTGAGAAAACCTTAGTGGTTGTAGCGGCTTCTGTAGCCTTGCGAATTGTGTTCTTTTCTTCTGTAAGTGACTTACGGAGTTCGGAGAACTCTGCGTTAAGTCGTGCGATTTCCGATTGTGCATCGTATTCTGCCTTAGCGACCATTTCTGCTCGGTGGCTTTCTTCCGAAGCGAATCTCTTAGCGAAGGTTTCTTCGAGAGTTTCGAGTCCCATCTTCTCAAGTTGTTCTGCTCGGTATTGCTCGTAAGCCTTCTCAATGTTTGCGACACTTAGGTTAAGAGTTCTAAACTCGTCGTTAGTGAAGTTCTTTGAAACCATTCCTTCCTTCTTTGCTTGCGCTCCGGCTTGTTCCATAGGTTCACCTGCTCCACCAAGGTTAGTGTCGTCGTTTCCATCAAGAGTAGTACCCTTGGCTTCCGGAGTTGACCCACCTTCTTCTTCTTCGGTATCCATGTATTCGTCCATCTTCTCGTCCAATGGGTGAGGTGCTCCTCGCTCCATCATTTCCATTGGCGGTTCTTCTTCTTCTTTTCGTAGCGTGTTGACTTCTTCTAGAAGAGTATCTAGTTCTGCCAATGCCTTTTCTAATTTATTCATTGTTTTGTCCTCCTTTAATATATCGAACCTCGCTTCGGGGTTGATGCCCTTTTCGCATATTGTGACTTCGTGAAGTTCTAGTTTGCTTATCTCACTATACTCCCCTAAATCATCACGGTGTTTCTTCACTTTTTGTAGTGCTTGACCACCTATGCTAAAAGACCTCAACGACCCTTTGCGAATTCCTCGGTTTATTTCCTTTGCTTTTTCAATATCATCTCTTAATTTAATTACTACGAAGAACCCAACATCGTCTACTTGGGTCTTCCATAGTTTTCCATTACTATCTCTATGAGATTCAACTACTTCTCCAACTTGAACATTGGAGTGATTAGTCATAACATTGCGGAACTTATTATGTCCCATGAATTTCTTAACTGCCTCATTTAGGGCCTTTAGTGTAATTAGGTCGTTTTGCTTATCTACCATCTCGATAGAAGCATAGCCGCCAATCATCAAATCATCATTCGACGCCTTCAAGATGGAGAAGTCATTCTCCTCCATTGTAGACATAATCGTGGACATGATGCTCAAGCCGTCTTGTTGTAAGTACACTATTTAACTAGTTCGGTTCTTTAGTATATTTTAATCCCTTGAACTTATCTTCATAAATATTCCAAATACCTTCGTCAGTATCCTTATCTACAGGTTTCTGCTCATATCCAGTCCACGCTAACCACATATCTTTACCTTCCACAGGAACTACTCTAAAGTGAATCTTAGTTTCAAACTTATTTCCATTTAGAATGTATTCATGGTATCCATGTCTTTGTACCCCGATTTCTACTTCTCCAAAATCAATTAGTTTTTCCTTTGAAACATTTGTAGAGATTTGAGCAGGGAACTTAGTAGCCTTACCAAACAACGAGAATATATCATCGTCGGAGTCTAGGTCGATATACCAAGATAGGTTCTCTCCTTTGTAATTCACAATAAAGTCCAAGTTTCCATCCTTTCTAGAATAGACTTTAAATTCTGCTTTTTCCGACTCCTTTTGAATTTCACTATCATCAACAGAAATTTTACCATTGCTATATGACATTCCTTCCGAGGCTTGTACCCAAGAACCAAGTTTATTCTTATCACTTTCTAGAACCGATTCATAATCCCCTGCGTGATTACCAGCCAAAAAATTATGTAAATCTCCTATGGTCTGTGGCTTACCCTTTCCTTTTACAAACTGTTTAATTGACGCTCTTAACTTTCCTTGAATAGTTTTTAGAGCCATCTCTGCTTCCTGTTTCCACATATCTAAGTCTGCAATAGCATTCTTTGACATTAGATTATTTTCATTAAATCCGTAAATTGTAAATCCATCCATGCTCTTAGCAATTAAAGTAGCACTACCATGTATGTTATCGGTAATTGTTATTCCCTTTTTTAGTGCTTCCACTTTGTACTTCAAAGACGGTTTAGTATCCTTAGATAGTAATTCTAAGGTCACAATCTTATCGGGAGTAGCGGCTTCCGGAACTTCGATTACTTTAGCAGAATAGAGAGTAAATCGACCATCCGATTCTTTTACTTCATCTACCTTGACTCTAATGACTTCTCCAACCTTAACATCTATCTTGGTATTTAGTGCCTTACCTACATTCATGTAGAGTTTGTTATCCATTTCTACTATATGCTTTCCTTCTTCTAGAACTGGGCCAGCCCCTAATGAATAAGAGAATAGGCCGGACTTAGTAGATTTCTTATCTAGAACTAGCATATCTAAATCTACAAATTTCTTCCACTTAATCCACTTTGGATTTTTCTTAGTTCCTACGAAATAAGTAGAAGTTAGGTCTTTAATGACTACTCCTTCCGCAGTAGGCATCTCCATTATTTCCTTAGCGTATTCTTCTATGTCTTTCAAAGAATCTGCAATTCTAGTGTCTTTCTTAGAAGGGAATGCAATAACATCGGAAGACTTTGCTGAATAATTATTGAATAGAATGTTAATTCTAATCTGTAATTCATCATCCATCAAGTTCTTTTCTTCATGTCGCATTATATCAAAAACATGCGCTCTTAGTTTTGCTTCGGGATATTTATTCTTGAATACATGAGCAACTGTATCTGCTCTATGTAGGGCTTTATCGCCATCGAATAGAATGAGTTCTGCATCTAGAATACAGTCACCATAAGATTTCTTCTTCATTTCTGCTACTTGTTCAGTACATTTTTCAGTAATGTCCTTACCGTTAAATGAAAAGATTTCAACCTTATCATCAATCTTATGAATTTGTATTCTCATTCCATCGTACTTTTCTTGTACGACATAATCTCCGGAGAATCCCATCAATTCATTCATATCTTCAATATCGAAGATACGGTACATTGGTTTGTTAGGAGTTAGGAAGTTGGAGATGGCCTTCTCTTCCTCGGACTTTTCTGCCTTCTTTAATTCTACTCCAACTAATTCACTCCAGTCCTCTTCGGAGTGTCCGGATAAAAATACCTTCTTGAGTTCCTTTAGTGCATTCTTGAATTTAGAATTCACTTTCTTACTATCTTTATCATCGCCGTAGTGTTCAATAACAAATAGAGGAACATCATTTAATGCTAAATCTAGTCCTTCCAAACCATCAGTTATTTCATCACCTTGATATTCTAATTCGTTATAGAGTTTAGAAGGTAAGGCATCATCACCGTTTCTAATCGCATAGTGAATGAACTTCATAAAAACATCTACATTTGATAGTAGAGATTCTAGTACATTCCCTTTCATTTTCTTAGAGAATGGGTCGTTGACATTCTCGGAGTCAAATCTCATTTGCTTAACAGAATCATAGATAATTTTAGCAGAGCCACTTGTAGGACTACCTGCATCATCGGATTCAAGGTGACGCTCATCTAAATATTCTTTGAGTTCCTTACCAAGAGGACTAAGGCTATCATACGATTCCTTAATTTTCTCAAGTATATTTCTCCACCGACCTCCATACTCTTTGGGGTCACTTCTTGCAGATAAATAAGCGACTCTAGTTTCCTCGAAGAGAGATAAAATCTCATTAGATAAGGGAGCCTTATCCTTCTCGAACATTAGGCCAGTGGTCGCCATCGAATCACTCAAGCGTCGTTAGTATCTCCAGCAAGACCATATCCGGAATGAGTACCTGTGTTGTTCTCAATCTTAGTATCGTCTTTTTCTGCCTTTGGTTTCTTGGTCTTAACTTCGGGGTCTTCTATTTCTAACGGTAGAGTTTCTCTACCCTCTTGTTGTAAGACTTCCTTTGCTTTACGAACCAGTCTAATTGCTCGGCTAATTTGTGCTTCCTCTTCTGTCATTTTTTCCGGCATATCAGTTCCTCCCATTTACGAACTTTTCAATATCATTCCAACTCATCTTATGGATAGCATCAGCATCCGGTACAGATTGGTTTGACATAGATGGAGTAGGGCCGTCAACAACAACAAAGCCCGACTTCATAAGTAAGTTATCTTTGTTGTAGACTGCTTGTTCTAGAGTCTTAATTCTACCAACTAATTCCTTTAGAATAATCAGCATGTCTTCATTATTTTCACTCATCTCTCAAGTCCCCCTTTCTCTTTGGATATACGACTTCTCGTAGTTGACGATACAAGACTTCGTACTCCTTACGAAGTTTGCTAGATAGGGCCACCATATCAATGTTCCTTTCGTCAATACCGTCGAACTTCTTTTTCATCTTATCATCGGATTTAACCAAATCTAATTCTCTTAGCATGTCAATGAGTTCACCCATTCGAGTGAAATCTTGGCCAAAGTATTCGGTTGGTTCTGCCGATTGTAGAGTCTTCTTCAATCGCTTTCTCTTCTTTTCATCTAGTGAGTCCAAAATCGGACTGTTTTCTTTTTCTATCATATCGGGTTGTTTTAGTATTCTTTCCCACATTATTCTTCCTCCTCAAGTGGTTGAGCCGCTATTTCTGTTGCTTTGGCAAGTATTTTTTCACTGTTTTCTCTCATCAAATCAGCCATTCTTGTAGTTTGTCCTTCGGACATTGGATAAAATCTAGGGGGAAGACTTGGGAAATAGGTATCATCAATTCTTGTGACAAAATATTCAATCATAGATTCAAGGTCAGTATATTCCACCTCCCGCCCTTCCATACCTGCTTGACTAACAAGCCGCCTATTTTTCATTTCATCAATGGCCTCTTCTATTACATCATAGTCGGAAAGTAGTAGATTTTGTAGTTTGTCAAATCCATATTCCTTAAGCAATGGACTTTTCTCCCTTTTCTCGGAAATTTGTTCGATTAGTTTTTTCATTTCCTTAAAAGTTAATTCACTAGCCGCTTTTCTTGTTCTTTTTACTCTAGGTTTAAGAGCAGTGGCTCCTTTTTGTAAAGCATAATCCGAGATATATTCAAATAAAGTCCTACTATCAACTTTTTTGTTTAACTCTTGATTTATTTTGTTTCCGCCTTCCATTAAATCAGAGTATCCTTTATATATGCGGGAATATCCCTGTTTCTGTCCTTTATCTTCAAAATGTACGAATCGTTTGTCCTTAATATCCTTCTTTTTTATATGGTTTCTATTTTTAGCCATTGATTCGAAAAATATTAGCCTATTGTTAATTACTGAAACTTCCTTCCCAAGAATAGTTTCTAGTCTTTTTCTAATTTCAATATTGTTTCTTCGCACAGCGTTTTCGTTCTTTTCCAGCAATGTTTTTTTGACAAAATCAGCCAAACTACCCTTGTATTCTATCGCCTTTGCTATTTTCTTAATAGTTTTCAGTGTTGTATCTTTGACCTCTAACTCTTCAATCAATCCTAATTCACCTTCGCCTAATAGCATCTGTAGCGCATTGATTCGGTCTTTTAATTCGTTTTCTCTTTCGTAATGAGTTTTTACAGTCTTCATCATATCCTTTAGATGGACTTCAAGAACTGCCTTGTGCCTATCAAAAGACACATCTATGTTAGGTTTTTTCTTCCCATCTACTTCCGTAGTTCCAACAGGTCTAATCTCTCTAGACCTGTCAAGATATGTACCAATCTTTCTAAGAATTTTAAATAGAGAATCCTTTGCTGCATCCTTTTCTACAAAGTTTTCCCTTTGTGTATCGGTCATGTTTTCTCTTTCTTCCGGAACTCTAAGTCTTTTAATCAACTTTAGCATAGTTTCTATTGTATTTTCTATACTCTTCTTTTTCTTACTGTAGTAAGTATTTAGAATAGAATCCTTTTTATCTGGTTGTAAGATTTCCTTTTCGGAAAACATACCGCCGCTCACGGTTTTAGGAATATCCTCTGGTTTCTTTACTTTAACGGCGGCTAATTCTTCTTTCATTAGTTTGATGTAAGCGGCAACTCTTTTCTCAAGATTTTTCTTTACTACCTTATTGAGTTCCTTTACTTGTGTCTTTAGGTCTTTACTCAAATCTTCTATTCCATCTTTTTGTGTGAATAACATCTTGGCTTCTTTCGTGCCTTCTTCATCTAGAGTCTTAGTATATTCTCTAAGTAAAATAGAAATTTCAGCATTAGTATCTTCAACTTCGTTTAACGCATCAAAATATGCCTTATCCAAATCAGTTAACATATACTTATCTCTCAACTCATACACAAGAATTTTTTCTTGTTTTGCATAATCATCGGGTTTGACCAATATAGAATGTGAATATGGTTTCTCAACTTCTTTAATTTCAAAAATAAAATCCGTAGAGAGAGCCTTAGCCTCTTCTATGGCCCTTTTTACTGATTCCTCGAATATCTTTTTATCGGATTCAGTAAGGTCTACTTTCAAAAGAAGCAAAGAAATCACCACTTGTTTTCTGTCCTTCTTCTTTTCTTAGCAGGTAGTTGAACTACATCGGGTGTATCAGCACTACTTCTAGTAGGGCGATGAGTAGTATCGGGCGGTAGTCCCCCTACAGAATAGTCCCTAGATTTCTTAGTAGTTCTATCATCTGCGGCTCGTTGAGAACGGACCTGTGCTAATTCCTTTGCTAGTCTTCTTTCTTTTTGTGCTATGTCTTCTGTCATTATGGTATTCTCCTTTCACTTCTTCTATCGACATTTTGATTTCCAGCATCAGTAGGTAATCCGGTCATTCGCTTATCGGGGCCTACGCTCATGGATGGTTTATTTCTTGTGGTAGCGGGATTCTCTTGAGGCTTACCTCTTCCCTCTAACATTTCTCTATTCATCTCATCAATATCTCTTTGGTCGAAGTTAGAACCTGCTAATTCATCTACACCGGATTGTGCTTTAGCCTCTTCTCCTTCTTGAGGAGGTTCCTCTTTAGGCTCCGGCTTATTGAAAGTAAAGTTTCCATCCTCATCCATTTCTACTTCAAATCCTAAGTTCTTAACAGAAGCCGCTATGTTGACTTCTAATTCTCTTCGTCTAAGTTCAGCGATTTCATCTTCTTCTTCCGAAGGAGGCAGTTTCAAATTCCAATCAGTAATGCCAAATTGCTTTGTTAGGAACGGGAAGACATAGTTATTGTAGACATTCTGTGCCATTTGAACAGCACGATTTGTCACAAGTATTTGCATACCTTCATTGTTAAGTCCTCCACTTGTAGTATTGTCTGCCATGAAGACCTTACTGACTCCATAGAAAGCAGAAATTCTGTCTCTTAAATCATCCTTTACTGAAACATATTCCATTTCTTTGAGGCTGTCCATGAACTTAATCCACTCGACTGAACCCTTACCATTGTCGGCTTCAATTCCCATAACCGGAATATAGTGTGGGTCTTGTTCCATTCTTTCTTTGACGCTTCTCCAAAATGCGGCCATAGAGTCCATGTTTCTAGTCTGTACTGCTAACAAACCTCTAGGCATTCTGCTCTTAGTGTAAGAAGAATTGACATAATTTTCCATAGCGATTAGAGTCATTATGTGGTTGAATAGTGTCATAACAGGTGAATGTCCATAAAGTCTACTAGGGCTGTATTTACTAAAGTGTAGTACTTCCCCTTCAATGTAGAATTGTTCTTCCCCATTTGCTCTATTGACATAGTGTACTGGGTGCAAATTGCTACCGCATTCGCTACATAGTTCGTGTGGCTCTTGTGCTACAAATTGT